TTTTAAATACCGAATAATCCACATTCAAAGGCATTGTATCGATAAATTCTTCTAAACCATCACCAAATAAAATATCAAACAAAAAAAGCTCTATATTATAAAATTTTTGTAATAAAGTTATAATAAATTGATATTTGATTTGTCTTAACGCTTTTTTTCTGTCCTTAAAAACGCAATCCATATATTCTTCGTATGCATCTTCTAAAATTTTTGTAAACTTATTTTTGGTGTCTTCACTTGGTACTAGAGTATTAGGAACCTGTTTCCAATATCTTGATCTAAACATATGGATATTATTTTTATCCAATAAATCAGAACATGCTCTAGTTATTTTTATAGACGGTGTAGCATTTACACCAAATTCAGTATCTCTAATCGTAGAAAAAACCAAACCATCGCAAGATAAACCTATTCCTTGGTTAGCTAAAACCAAATCAGTCAAATTTTCGTTTCCATAGACTATATTTTTTGCATTTAATTTTTTACTATGAGCAATTGCTTCAAAAATAATAGGTCTATTACTAGTACTTTGATTACCGTAAAAAATTAATTCACCAGGTTTTATATTAGCTTGTAATCTTTTTTCAAATTGAAGTTCCGGGGTTGTATGTCTTAATGCATATAGTTTATGAAACGATTCACATAAAAACCCTTGCTTGCAAAATTTATATCCTTGAAATTTTGTATATATTTCATGATCAGTAGCAGGAACATTATGCCCTATAGTGTGGTAAATAATATTACTGTAATAAACATCATCTGTGTATTGCCATTCCGGTTCTACATGTATTTCTCCATGATAAAAATTTTGTTCTTTTTGAATATATACCCATATTTTATCTTCATCGTATCCAAGTTGTCTTAATTCGTTTTCTATTTTTGCTTTAAAATCGGGGTAATTACCATTTACGTAACACTCGGGTAAGACTATTAATTTTGGTTTTAGTTCTTCTATTTCTTTAAAAAAATAATACCAATCTATATCACGAATCCTACCACCCAATTGTGGTGCTATATAACCACCAATGCTATGTTCATATACGACAGGTCCTTCTTCACAAAGCAAATATACCGTATCGTAATTAAAAATGGTACAATCAGGACCTTGTAAATCACCCAATCTCGGGTGATATCTTAAGAAACCCATATTATTAATTATTGAAGATAAACGCCTTTACCAGGCCCAGGATACCGTGTGTATGGGGTACCACCAGGGTCTTTATTACTTGCTGCATAATTTGCAGACTGTGCATTTACATTTTGATAACCTTTACCAAAATTTATCCCAGGTGCTGATTGGTCGTCTTCATCAGCTTGCGCAGCTTGTCTAAATTTGCTTTGCATACCTTGTATGATAAATTCACCAGTAATTTTATAAGGTGGGTTGGTGGGTACAACAATGCCTTCATGCGCACTTGCATCACCTAAAACAGAAGTGTAGTGGTTTAATAGTTCATTTCCTAGTTCCTTAGTTGCATGATAAATCATAGCACCATTTATTGCTGGTTCTATATCTTGTTCTATATACATCTTGTTTAGTGGTTTACCGGTCGTAACACTATCAATAACATCTAAATAATTTGTCTTACCTACTGCTCTTTCTTTTCTACCACTTGTAGTAGTAAGCATATAATCTCTAGGGTTAACAGCACTATCTAACCACTTTCTTAAAGGCTGGGTTATAACTTCTTCATTCGTTATTATTCTTGTTTCGCCTGTTGTAGGGTCGGTTTCTTCTTCTTTATCCGAAATTTTTATTGATACGTTTTGACTTAAAGGGGTATTAAAGTTGGGGTGACCTTTTTTCTTTACTGTTGCTTTTGTAAGAATCTCAAAATTATAATTTTTTGCTATTGGTTTAACTTGCTCAGCTAATTGATCTAAAGCTTCTTGACTATAAGGTACAGCTTTAGAGCCCCCCTTTTCTAATTTTACTTGACCTGTAACAGGGTCTACAATTTGTTCCCTTTCCAAACCAGGACGAACTAATTCCCCTTGACGATTGTGTTTTTCTAAAAATTGATTTATACCATGAAATGCTAAAAAGTCTTTATCATACTCAACTACATTAGTAGTGCCTTGTACAAATTCAGCATTAATAAACTTTGTAGGGTCTTCCCATAATCCTAACTTTCTTAATTCATCACTTATATACGGTAATGACTGGTTCATAATAGTTAACAACGTTCTACCTGCAGCAACCATGCCATGTGGTGTACCACCTTGAGGGAGAAAACGCTCTGGTAACTTTTCTATTGTTACACCATTTACATCTAACTCGGACATGGAACCTCTGTCTAAAGCAAATTGTTTAACGCCATTGTCCCCCGTTACTAATTTAAAGCTTACGTTAGTACCATCTATTTTTATTGAACCACCGACATCATCTAAAATACGAACAGTTTCTTTAAATTTGTCTATCAACGTATCACCTGAAGTTACATCAGGTAAGTCAAAAGGGTGTAACATGTGGCCGGCAGCACCACCTTCATTAACTAATACCCTATTAGTATATTTTTCAAATATTAATTCGTGTTCAAATTTCATTATTAGACTTGGATCGATGGGCTTCCGGCTGTAAATTCAAAGCTTATACCTTTATTTCTAGGATCTAAAGATAATGTAATTTTCAATTCACCATTACCCACTAAAGATAAAATTGTATCATAATGATTAATCATTTTTTCTGTTATGTTATCCCCTTCATAAGTTAACGGTAGTGCTTGGTGTGTAGAAGAATTTACCAATAACATGATTGGAAACTTTTCGTGATCGTGATATAATACAGAATGAATGGTGCCAACAATAGCTGAAAGAGTTTTTTTACCAGCTGGTCCTGATAATGCGGCTAATGTTGAATTATCTAAAATTACTTCTAAAGCTTCTCTTAATTCTCCTTCAGTTTGAGAAGTTATATCTTCATTAGCCAAAACAACAAAACCATCAATCAAGTCGTCCTTTGATAGACCCCAATCCCCGAGGAAATATTGTTTAACTATATCACCCCATGAATAAGATTGTTCGTCAGGTGTTAATGTTTTTCTGTCTTTTGATTTTATAAAATCTTGAAATGCGTTAGTTAGCTTTTCTAGTTTATTTTTTGCAGCTTTTAGTTGTTGACCTCTAAGCCCAGAACCATTTATCCCTTTTTGTAAATTAAATTTAAATTCAAATAAATCTTGATATGTAATATTTTGTTGATTACCTGGTTGGGTAAATTCCTCGATATAATCTACCAATTCTGTAAGATTATTACCTACATCAGCTTCATTTTTTTCTATTTGAGCACTAATATATGATCGCAATTCATTTATAGAACTAGTAAGATCAGCAAGATATTTTTGTATTTCTTTCCCAGTAAATATATTCTGCCCTTTATCTTTAAGCATTTGTGGTAACTTTTTCATAGCACTATATGCTGTACCACCTGTTTTACCCGGGCGGCCTTTAGTACCTTTTACCTCAACTTCACCCAAGCCATCAATATATAAATCACCTTTTTTGCCTTTTGTAGCATTAGAAAATAGTGTAGCTACTAATTCCCCTTTCCCTACAGAAACACCAGACTGTTGATAGTCTAATGCAAATAATTTAGATACTAATTCAGACACATTACCTTTAAATGCTGTAACAGCAGCTTCTTCAAGAGAACTATTGTAATTAAAAGATGTGTTTTTGTCAATTGCTTCTATTAAATCATCACGAAACCCGGTTAAGGATTTTTTATCCTTTATTAGATTTTTTAAACCATTTATATCAATATCGTCGGGTATATTAATAAAAGCTTCTATGGCCGGTAAAAGAATTTTATCATGGTATTCAGATGACTTCATACCTGCACTCCAATGGCCACCGTTAACTAGTTTTTCTATAAGATCTTTTGCACCACCACGGTGGTTTATTATATCTTTTCTTAACCGGTTGTAAAATTTTTCATCAACATCCCCTAAATCAACCACCCCACCTACCTCGTCAGAAGCTGTTATTGTCCATTCATTCATCAAAATAGCTTGTCTCCGTAGAGGCGGCAACTTTTGATTTACCTGACCATATAATTCAGTTAATGTTTTAAACTTTTTCTTGTTTTTTTTCATTAGTAGTTAATATCGGGATCATCAGAATATGTATTTAAAAATTCTTTCATTCTTGCTAACATTACCCGGCCGTTATTTTCATTGATTTCATCATCTAGAATTTTAGGGGGTATTGTACCTTCAGTAGGCTCTAATACTAATGCTTTTCTAATTAATCTAATTAACTCTACTTCACCTTCAGGTGTTAATTCTTTAAATTCGGGTTCCGGTTCTTGAATATCAACAGTTTCTGTATCAGTTACGGTTTCTGTACCAGGAGCTGCAGGTGCGGGGGGCGCAGCAGGTGCAGCAGGTGGGGGTGCCATTGGCATTTGCTCTTTTAAAACTTCGCGTTTCTTTTTTATTAATGTGAAAAATTTACTATGTATCTTCATTATTAGAATCCCTTTTTTATTTCAGCTGTATGTTGATCAATATTATCTATAACCGCCTTCTTTTGATTATCCATTGCTTGTTGAACGTCTGGATCAGTTTCAGCTAACTTAGACGCCAATTCATCCGGATTCACCGATTCGAAATCTTGTTGCTCTTGTTTATCTGTATCACCACCAGGAGATGTCAGCTCTTCATCTTCTTCACCTGAATATCTTAGCATCATTTCAATAGGAACCAAAACTCTAGCTGCTTTTGATGTTAGATCTCTATAGTCAGAACCTAATTCATCTTTAAGACCCAATATTGCATATGCTAAGTCTTTAATTTCTTCAGCATCTTTTAATGAAATGGTTCCTTTTCGATCTTTATCCTCTTTTACGTATGTAGAAAACCCTTCGGCTATAGCACGATCAAATTTCATTTCTTATATTTATTCTATCATTTAAAAAGAAGCTGCTTAGTTTTAATATTATTAAAATATTCGTTCGATAAAAAGGTCAAATCATATTTTTTAGCAAACTTCTTAACCCTGGCAAATGTAAAATTCTCTATTTTAAATTTTTGCAACGTAGAATATATTTTTAATACGGTTCCTTTTGCTCTTCCATCATCTTTTTTTATTAACTCTTTGAAGAACATCAAACTTCTATGTGAAATTACTGTTTTTATTGGTAATAAATTACGTATTTTAAGTAATAGGTTTGTAATTAGTTTTAAATAATCTCTTTCATCGATATATTTTAAAATTTCGCTTTCATAAAACTGAGTATTGTTAAAGTATAATACCACCTTATTCTTTGAATTAACTTTATTAATATATTCTACGCAATTCTTTATGGTATGATGAAATAACAACTTTTTTATGTCTTTATTAATAAATTGAGACTCTACCAAGCTGTCCATCAATTGATAATTGTGAATATCATCCAATAAATCCTTTTCATATTTTTTATGTATGTCTTGGAAGTCAATTAATACAATATTGTATTCTGGTAAGCTAAGTCTCACAAAGTCATATTAAAATAGTTACGTATGAAATCAAGTTTTTTTTATTTTACCCAATCTTAAGTTAATAATACCGTTGTAATAATCTTCTTTTAATAAGACATCTTTATCAAATTGCATTTTTGCTTCATAATACGCAAGTTCACTTTTACTTTGACAGAATCTCAGTATTTCAAACTTAAACTTGTCTTTACCTAACTTTTGAATGTCTTCATTTAACTTATCTGATGAACCAGTATATATTTTCCAATCTGTTTCCTTAACCACATGCCTTTTGTTTTTTCTACCCTTAAGAGGTGGTCGTTTTAGAATTGTAGTTGATTGTTTTTTACCAATATATTTCCTGTCGTTAGTTGTATTCGTTATCTGGTAAATAAAACCGTAGAAGGTGTCGGGTATCTCTTTCTCTTCGAGATTATAAGTCCAGTGACCGTAGTTATCCACCAAAAAATTTAATTAATTTATATGGACAAACCACCCCAACCACCATTTGGGTCAACATCACCTTCTTCATCTTGTGATTTTGAATTAATTATTTGTAAAACAATTTTAGCTCTCAAAGAGAACTCATGATCTGAATTTGCAACTCTTTCTAATTGTTTTTTAACTCTATCTTGAAGATCTTCACCCCACCCGTCCCAAACTTCTTTTACTAGATACATTGCTGTGCCAATACTATCATTATCTCTTACAATGTTAATTAATTCCATTACATCCCGGTTAACCGGCTGTCCTCCATCACTAGTAGGTTCGATATTTCTAAATTCTTTTATTGTAGACTTTTTCTTCTTACCCTTCTTTTTCTTTTTCTTTTTTTTCTTCTTACTAGTACCAGCCCTTCTTTGCATTGCACCCATACCAAAAGGCCTTCTAGCATCACCCGGGGCATAAAAGTCTCCAGAAAAGTGAGATTGTGTCCAATCACCTAAAGCACCACCAGAACCAGCCACATTACCATCATCTAGTAACAAAGCCTTTAAAAATGCGTTTTTATATATTGACATCTATTGTAAATATGTGATAATATTTAATTAAATGTCTGATATATTAGAAACCTATTCAAAAGAACTTGTTGAACATTTATCTATTGATGAATTTAACTTGAAAGACGTTCAATTACAATTACCTGGTAGAAGACACATATGGGTTGGAAGATTAATGAGACATAAACATGAAGTCAATATTTTAAGAAAGAAAAAGAAGGATAGGTTAGTTGAAGTTACAAAAAAAATACAAGAACAAAGTAATGTTAGGCTTTCAACACCAGCAGCCGAAAAGGTTGCTGAAAATTCCGATTTTATAAAAAATATCAATTCAGAAATTGAAGAAAACCTGCTTTTAATTGATTATCTTGAAAGAGTAGAAAGAATTTTGAGTTCAATTGGTTTTGATATTAGAAATATTATTGAAATACAAAAATTAGAAACTCAATGAACGACTTAAGACTAATTTTATTTGATATTGATGGGGTATTAACAGATGGTACCGCAGCATATAACCAAGAAGGAGAAGTACTGTGGAAAAGATATAATCAAAAAGATATTACAGCATTAAGACGCTTTTATAATGAACTTTCAATTAAAGTAGCCTTGTTTACAGGAAGTTTAGACATAAATCCAGGATTTGCTAAAAGAAGGAAATTTGAAATGCTTAATGTTGTGCACAGAAACGGTGAAAACAAAGTAACCAAACTCAATGACATATGTTTTGAGTATAATACACCTAAACAAGACGTGGCTTTTGTAGGAGATGATATACAAGACTTAGATATTATGAAAGAAGTTGGTTATGCTTTTTGTCCTAAAGATGCGATATCCGAAATACAAAAAATTTCTTGTGTCTTACCTGTAAACGGTGGTGGTGGTGTTGCAGCTCACCTATTTGAATATATTAAAAACACTATTAAATCATAAAATGAACATTGTTATACCTATGGCTGGTAAAAGTTCAGCTTTTAAAGAAGTAGGAATCGATACCCCCAAACCTTTTATAGATATACAAGGTAAATCAATGGTCCAAAGAGCTTACGAAAGTATTGGGTTACCAGGAACGTATTATTTTATTGTATTAAAGGAACACGAAGAAAAATACGGTGCATATAACCATATAACTGACTTTTGTCCCGATGCTAAAATACAAATTATAGATGAAGTAACTAGTGGCCCTGCAGAAACACTATATAAAATAAAAGGATTTATAGATGATTCAAAACCACTACTACAAACAAACGTAGACCAAATATTAGATTGGGAACCCGAAAGATTTTTAAAATTTTTAAAAGAAAAAGACCCGGATGGAGCAGTTATAACAGTCAACACATGTGATCCACACTATAGTTACATTGCAACCACCCAACAATCTATTGCAACCAACTTTACAGAAAAGCAAGTTATATCAAACCACGGTCTCATCGGTACACATTATTGGAAATCACCCGATTTATTTTTTAGTTCTTTCATTAATGCAAGAAAAAAAGGATATACATGGCCAAATAGTGTGGGTGAAGATGAAATATATGTATCTTTAACGTATAATGATTTGTTAGATAGACAATATATAATATATGACTATAAATTTAAACAACATGAAAAACAACATGTTGTAGGAAGCCTAGATGAACTATGCTTATATGAAACCCAACTTTGATTGTTCTATTTTAGTATTAAGTTCTGATACTTACCAACCTATTCTTAAGATATGGGACTTTTACCACAAGAAAAATTGGAAATGCCCATATGAAGTGTATACAATAAGCAACAAGCAAAACTTTAAAAGCAAAAACGTAAACTGCGTTGTTACAAACGTTGAATGGGATGAAAATGCCACCCATTTTAAGCCCATGGTCTTAGAAGGGTTAAAGAAAATTACAACAAAATATGTGTTATTCATGGTGGAAGACCAAATAATAGTTAATCCTGTAGAATCAAATAACTTTTACCATGCACTAAACTACATGGAAAGGAACGATATAACAAAAATGCGTTGTGTATCAATGCCAGGGCCTGACTTACCATTATTGGGAGTCTCCGAAGGCCCTATTAATAATACAAATTTTGGGAGAATATCTAATAATAACGAATATCGGAACTCTCTTCAAGCAGCAATATGGAATAAAGATAGATTTATCGAACTTTTAAAGAGTAAAGAGGGTGATTTTTCTGGGTGGGTATTAGAAACAGATGAAGACTTAAGGAAATATTCTAAAAAATGGAATTACGTTGCTTGTAGACAAGGTAAAGGTGGTACATTTTTAACTAGAGAAGAAGATCAAACTGATTCACCGTTAATTCAATACGTAGAACTTGTGAGATGGGGGTTATTTGATAGATTATACATTGATTATTTTAAAAAAATGTTAGCAAAAGACAATATCGATATTACCACACCAGAATATGAACAATTTGGTGGTAATTTGTCCAAAGAAGAGTTACCTGAATAATTACTGGGAGTCTCCCAAGAGCCTTATTATTAATATAAATTTTTGGAGCATATCAATAAATAATTTTCATGAAAGCATTCTTAAATTACGAATACATGATCACTCCCGGGATCTTAAAGATAATCTCTTATATTGGGGCCGTTGTTGCTATTATTGTTGGGTTATTTACAGCCTTTACTGCTGGTTTACTCGAGGGGTTAGCTATTGCTATAGGTGGTCCTATTGTTTGTCGCATTTACGCTGAATTACTGTTGGTTATTTTCGAAATCCATAAGGAAGTAAAGAAAATACGTGGTGGGTATAGCAAATAAATGAAGGGGTTTCGCTTAAATAAACGGTAATGAAGAAATTAACTAAAGTTGGAGTGCTGTCCGTAGCAAATGTAGTCGGTTTGCTGGGCGCATTCACCGGAGCTGTAAAGGTCATTGTTTTACCAGTGTTAGCATTGCTTGCTGCTGGTACATTAGGTGACGTCGATGGAGCCGTACATACAATAGGAGAGACTGTTACAAGTACTATACCGAGTATTGTCGGATTTGGTATTGCTGGGTGGTTAGGTGGCTGGGTTTATGCGTGGATACTTAATCACGTTCTTAAATGGACAAATGGATTGAGTTGGGAAGTTAAATAATTATAATCTTCTAACAATTCTAAAACACCCCGTCTATTCGTAGACGGGGGTATTTTTTTAAATATTTATCTTGAAAAACACGGTAAATATTTTACAATCAATGTAATGGTAGTATTTCACTACGATAAAAGAAAACGTCAAGCTTTTCTAAAAACAGATAACCTTAACATAATAAGAGAACATTTCTCTTTTGAAAATGAGGGTGCTAGATTTGCTAGAAGGTATGGTAGATATATGCCTGCAAGAACTTATGTTATAACCCCCGCGGGTAAATATGAAGTTGGTCTTACAGCTAATATAATTCAATTTATTAAAAAAGAATTTCCTTCAGATAAAATACATCTAGAAAATAGTATTAAAGAAATTATTAAACCTCAAATACTTCATGGTGGTAATGGTAAACTTTCTTTACAATTAAGAGATTATCAAAAAGAAATTGTAAATGAGTGTTTAGATAAAGGAAGAGGTGTTGTTATGTTAGCAACTGCTGGTGGTAAAACATTAGCCATGGCTAGTATGCTGGAAAGAATCTACCAAGAAGTGAATAAAGACACGTGGAAAGTTTTAGTTATAGTTCCCGATTTAGGATTAGTAAATCAAACGTTCAATGATTTTAAAAAGTATAATGTTTCATTTTCAGTCGGTAAATGGACCGGTAACTCACCCGTTGATCTAACAAATAATGTTATTATTGCTAATTTAGGTATTTTACAAAGCGAAAAAACAAATTTAGACTGGGTAGAACACGTAGATATATTAGTAATTGATGAGTGTCATAAAGTAAGAAGGTCAAATAAAGTAAACAAAATTATAAAAAATATAAGAACAGAAAATAAGTTTGGATTTACAGGAACGTTACCAGATAATAATTCAGATCAGTGGAATATAATTGGTAAAATAGGCCCAGTTATTTACCAAAAAAAGAGTTATGAACTTCGTATTGAAAATTTTGTTACTAATGCTGTTGCACAAGTAGTGAGATTACATTACAAACAACGACCCAAGTATTCTATCGATATATCAGACCCAGGTGAAAGATATAGACAAGAATTTGAATTTCTTTTCGAAAACGTATTTCGAAATAATATAATAAAAAAACTTACAACAGGCGTAAAAAACAATTCTCTAATTTTAGTAGATTATATAAGACATGGAGAAGCACTTTACAAAGAACTAAGTAATAACGATAAAGGAAAAAAAATATATTTTATAAGAGGAGAAGTAGATGTTGAAGAGCGTGATAAAGTTAAAAAACTTATTGAGCGGGATGATAATATTATTTGTATTGCTATTAGCAGGATTTTCTCTACTGGTATCAGTATCAATAATTTACATTACATTGTTTTTGCTAGTGGCGGTAAAGCTAAAATTAAAATCTTACAGTCGATCGGTCGTGGACTTCGTTTGCACGAAAGCAAAAACAAATTAACTATAGTTGATATTGCAGACCAGTTGCGGTATGGTGAAGTTCATTCCGATAAAAGAATAGATTTATATACACAAGAAAACATATGTGTAAAAATAAAAGATTTATACGAATGATAGTGTTGAACTTATACATAACAATATTATAATTAAAGATAGCCATGCAAGCAAAAAAACCTAAAAACGGCGTTAAAATTAAACCTAAAAGTAAAGAACATTACGTTAATTCAAAAGAATTCAAAGAAGCAATTGCAACTTATTATAAAACCGACGTATGTGGAAATGAGCTTGGTGAAATGATAACAAAAATTGCTCACGGTTTAAGTTATGCGCCTAATTTTATAAATTATAGCTACAAAGATGAAATGATCGGTGATGCAGTTGTAAAAATGTTTACAGCTCTTTTCAATAAAAAATTCAATTTAGAAGCAACAGATTCAAATGGTAACAAATACAATCCTTTTTCATATTTTACTACAATTGCGTTTCATGCATTTATTAATCGAATTAAAAAAGAAAAACGACACCATGAAGCTCTTAATGAATATAAAGAAAGAATTTACGAAGAGTCGTTAAACGATGGCCAAAACGCACAAACAACAGTTTATGTTAAACCCACGGACGAAAATGAGGCCTATTATAATTGATTACGCGAATTGTTTAAACTCGTCCCATACTTTGTAAAAACACTTTACCCGTGTTCGGTCTTCATCACCGAAATCAACCCAACTTGGGTCGCTTTTTACATCATGGTTCCATTCCTCAAAATCTAACGTAAACTGATTTCTTATTTTATAGTAAGCTGATAAAATAATTTCTTCTGTAAAAAAGTCCGTGTTAGGTGGTTCTGTACTAGTTAAAAGTAATAAAGCCTTTTCGTAGAAATCAAATAACGGTTTAAACTCACTAGGGTGAATTCCTATCACACCACCAACTAATTGGTGTATTAGATGACTGTTTGATTCTTCAAAACCATAATCTGTTTCTAATAGTTTTGACAAAAGCTTAACGTGGTGTAAATTATACCAAAGATTACCATGTTTGGTTTCAACAAATTTGTGCTTAGTAATTAAATTGTCTATACCTTTACCCACATCAGGTGTAAACACGTTGTTTTTATTGTATGGGTAATAATGTTTTTTGTTAAAAAAGTTATTAATTTCCACACCACCTAAACTATGTGGGTTTAATCCCCAATGGGTGCACCCGGAATCAACCCATACAAAATTATCCGTATTAAACGGGTTCTTTTCTGCTACTTCTTTTACAAAATAAAGTTTTCTGTGACAAAGTATTTCACAACGAGCATGAAAAAATCCAGGTTCGTCAGGGTTTTCTTTTTTTCTTATTTCTGTTTGTTTCTTTTCCCACTCAATAACTCTAGTTCTATGTGAACCTATAATATCTTTAAATTTAAAGTCTCCTAATTCGCTTACAATGATTGTCCATTTATTTGGAATACCAATATAATCTAAGTAGTCAAAATATTTTAAAATTTTCTCATAGCCGCGCTTATCGCAAAAAACTACTGTGGGTAAGTTAAAATTATAAATGTTTTGAAAAGAAGAAAAATAGTATTGCTCTTGCCAACACCGACCTCCAAACTCACCTTCTCTTTCTCCATAATAAATTGCTGTAACAAGGGTTGTACTCATTTGTAATTAATATATTATATTTAAAGTGGTTACTATAAATTTCAAACAATCAAAAATTTGTTGCATATCAGACATACATTTAGGAATCCACCAAAACAAGAGTAATTGGCATAAAATTCTGCTTGATTGGGGTAAATGGTTAGATAAAAACTTAAAAAAATTAAAAATAAAAGATATTATGATTTGTGGTGATCTATTTCACTACAGAGATGAAATAGCTGTTAACAGTCTACAAATTGCAAAACAATTTTTTGATATATTAAAGGATTATAACATCGTAATGATCACCGGTAACCACGACTGCTATTATAAAGATACTAGTTGCGTTAATTCACTGTCATTATTGAATGGTTGGAATAATATAAGCGTTATTGACAAGCTACACACAGAAGAAATTCACAATAAAACAATAACTTTTGTACCCTGGGGCGAACAAATTAAAAAAATACCAAAATCTGATCTTATATTTGGCCATTTTGAGCTAGAAAATTTTAAAATGAACAATTTTAAGGTATGTGACAGTGGAGATAACCCCCATTCTCTATTAAAAAAATCAAAAATGGTAATTACAGGGCACTTTCACTTAAAAGATGAACGTAAATTTAAAGATGGTAAAATTCTTTACCTAGGTAACCCATTCCAAATGGATTTTGGAGATGCAGAAAGCGAAAAAGGGTTCTATATTTTGGATTTTGATAAAATACAAGAACCTGTTTTTTATAAAAACACGGTATCGCCAAAACACAAAAAAATATTACTAAGTGAGCTTATTTCCTTCGATGGTATAACCCCTGAACTAAGAAAATTAATAAAGGGCAATATAATAAAGTTGGTTATTGATAAAAACGTACAAGCAGACGACTTAGATATCATCATGATATGTTTAAACAACCTAAAACCCTTCACAATTACTGTTGATTACGAAATTAATTACAATAAATTTTCTGTAGAAGGTGAATTAGAGTACGAATACTCGGGTGTAGATTATGAAACAGCAATTACCAATTTTATAAACATGTTAGACGTTAACAACAAAAAAGAAGTAATAGAATATACAGTAGATTTATATAAACAATGCAAGGAATAGGAATAGTTGTTTTAACATTAGGTGGTTCTCAATTAAAAAAGTGTTTAAGGGGGCTCACACCGGTTTTAGACAAAACCGTTGTTGTGAACGACGGTAAAAAAACTGATTTTAACAAGTCCGTAAAAAAATACATAAGTCCCACGTATACCAAGTACCCAAGTGCTTGTTACAATATGGGAATTAGGGAACTACTAAAAGATGAAACTATTGAACACGTTTTTATAATAAATGATACAGTAGAAATAATTGATGACAGTGTTTTCCAAGATTACATAGACGTTGCCAATAAAACAAAGTTAAAAGCTTTATATTTTTGTGATAATGAAGATGATCCAAGAGGGTTAGATGAAAATACACGACTAACTATAGACTTAGGAGACAATACACTAACATTAAATTATGGAACCGCTGCTAATTTAGTTTATTTACATAAAGATATTTTTAAGAAAGTGGGATTTTTTGATGAAAGGTATAGAGCTGCAATGGAGTGGTCAGATTTATCGTACAGAATATCACAAAAAAACTTATCCACACCGTTTCTTTGGTTTCCACACGTAACATCTGTAGAAAATAAAATAATATTTCATGATCACGTGGAAAGATATAAAGACGATCTAGAAGAGAGAGTATTAAGAGGTATGAAAGTCTTTTATATGAAAACCAAATGTGAAATAAAAGATTTAATTGATGTTTTTTCTAAAAAAGATATCATACAAAAACTAAAAAATAAAAGTAGATCCTCATAGGATATACGTATAATTATATTTTATGAAGCAAATCTTCTTCGAAGATGTTACTATTCAAAATTTTCTCTCAGTAGGTAATGACCCAGTAAAGGTAAAGTTCAATTGCGGGTTTAATATTATTACGGGTTCTAATAAAGATAAAGAAGACAGAAGAAACGGTGTAGGTAAAAGTACAATAGCTGATGCAATTAATTTTGTTATATTTGGCTCCACTTTAAGAGATTTAAAGAAAGAACTCATACCTAACAATCTTACTAACACTACATGTTCGGTACTTATAAATTTCAAAGTTGTTACCCCACAGGAAACCAATTCGTATTCCATTAATAGAACCCTTTCCCCGTCAAAATGCTACATTTACAAAAATGAACAAGACATAACAAGAGATTCAATTATTAATACAAACGAATTTATTAAAGATCTAATTTATTGTAGTGAGGATGTTTTTCAAAATTGTGTTATTATGACTGTAAACAATACTATACCGTTTATGGCTAAGAAGAAGGTAGAAAAACGAAAATTTATAGAAGGTATTTTCAATTTACAAATTTTTGGTGACATGATTTCACATTTAAGAAACGATTATAATGAAACCAAAAAAGATTTTGATATAGAATCAACTAGGTTTGATGAAAATGTTACTTCTTTAGATAATTTTAAAGATCAAAAAATACAAATAGTAGAAGAACGTAAAAATAAAAAAGAAAAATATAAAACCCGCCAAAAAAATAATGAACACGAACTTTTAGAAATAAAAAATAAGTTATTGAACATAAAAGATATAATAATTGAAGAAAATGAAAAACTTATTTCCAAGTTTGAACATAAATTAAAAGATTTAGATAAAATAAAAACCGTAAAAAGAGATAAAATAAGTGAACTAAAAGCTTCACGCAACCAATTAAAATCAAATTTAGTAAAAATAGGTACAAACGAAGAAATATGCCCCACTTGTTTACGTCAAATCGATAACGACGATAAAGACCATATAAAAAATGAAATAAAAATAACTAATAAAAGTATAGACGATGTTGAATCCGAAATTAAAACATTTACTAAAGATTATAATTCGGTGGTTTCTGACGAAGACAAACTGAATAGGGGTATTAACAAACTTCGTAAAAAAATTAAACGAGGTAATGATGAATTAACCAATCAAAAACTTCTAAAACAAAAAGCAAAGCAACTTCTCGATTGGCAAGATCAACTAAAGGTTGATATAAAAGAATTAGATTCAGAAGATACAAATTTAGATACCATAATTACCAATTACAATAACAAAGTTAAAGAGATAAAATCAAAACTCGAAACAGTTAAAAAGAAAATTAACATGTTTGATGTTGTAAAATATATTGTATCAGAAGAAGGTGTGAAATCATATATTGTAAAACAAATTTTACACGTCTTCAATCAAAAACTTGCTTATTATTTAAAAAAGATGGACAGTAATTGTATTTGTATTTTCAATGAATATTTTGAAGAACAAATTATAAATGAAAAAAATAAACTCTGTTCTTATTTTAATTTTTCGGGTGCAGAAAGAAAAAATATCGATTTAGCATGCTTGTTTGCTTTCATGGATATTAGAAGACTTCAAGGAGACGTAACGTTTAACTTTAGTATCTATGATGAACTATTTGATAGTAGTCTAGATGAAAGAGGGGTAGATTTAGTCACATCTATTTTAAGAGAAAGAGTAGAAAAATATAAGGAATGTGTATATGTTATTAGTCATAGGAAAGAAAGTGTTAAAGCTGCTACAGGTGAAGTAATATATCTGGAAAAAAGCAATGGAATTACTCGAAGAGTTAAGTATACAGAAATTGATAAAGACTAACACGTAAGTAAATAAATCAAACATGTTTCAATCACCATTTATGCAAGGTGGTCAACCTTTTGCAAAATCAAACCCATATCAATCTAATTTTGCTCTACAAACTAAACAACCTAACCCTATACCTGTAGATAATCAACCTGCACCTGTTTCTCGTTTTATGAATTATGTCGCCGATTACGGTGGATGTGGTTTTTGGAGAATTATATGGCCCGAATACTTACTAAATGCAAGCGGTAAATGCATGGTACACACCTCTACCTGTATGACAATCGACCCACAACATTACAGAAATACAGAATCAATCAAAGTTCAACGACAAGCTTCACCCGACCAAAGAAAGTTTGTAAAGTACCTAAAAGAAATTTCATCTCAAGTAGGTTTTAGATTAATTTATGAAATCGACGATTTAGCATTTAGAGAAGATATACCTGACTACAACAAATATAAATTTGCTTTTACAGACGACGAAATTCGCGAAGGCATCCAAGAAATTATGGAACTTTGCGATGAAATGACAGTAACATGCAAGTTTATGAAAGACTATTATTCATCTAAGTTAGATAATGCTAAGATAACAGTTATACCGAATTATGTTCCTAAATTTTGGATGGGTAATTTTTATAACAGAGACAAAATCGAAAGAGATTATGAACGTAATAAACACAAACCTAGAGTTATCTGGTCTGGATCGGGTGCACACATTGATGTAGATAACAGAGTAAAAGGTAAAGATGACTTCCACCATGTTAATGACGTTATTAGAAAGACAATAAAAGACTATCAGTGGGTATTTTTAGGAGCTATACCGCGTAATTTAGTAGATTTAGTACAAACCGGTAAAATAGAATATCACCCATGGTGTGAGTTATTCGATTATCCGGAAAAAGTTTATACTTTAAATGGTAATATGATGGTGGCCCCATTAATTGATAATAACTTCAACAAATCTAAGAGCGATCTAAAACATTTAGAGTCAAGTTGCTATGGTCTACCAATTGCTTGTCAAGATATTTGTACATATGAAAATGCACCCATTAAATTTAAAACAGGTGATGAAATGATCGATCAAATCAACCTCGTTTTGAAAGATGAAAGAAGATTTATTCAAGAATCTGTAAAGGGTAGAAACTTTGCTGAATCTAGATTTTTAGAAAAACCACAAAACATAGGAAAATTCTATGAATCATATAAATTTCCACATGGTGCACCAGAACGCAAACACCTCAACTCATTAAAAGAGAATAAAATTTAATGGATCTTATTCTCTTTTGCCCAATGTTTAATTTTAAAAGTATTATAGAAGTCACGTCTATAGTCATAAAACAATTCTTGTTGATCGTAAGTTAAAAATTCACCATTTTCTTGCTTTGCAATTTTTTTACTAACTTCAAAAGCACCTGCAGGTTTTAACCCTTTATCAGCACTAAGACAAAATGTCATGGTGAAATTCCAGGGTACTTCTCTATAAGTTGTTGTGTATTTACATGCATGTAGTGGTTGTCTGATATCATCCTCCATCATCCTCCAATCTACACCATTATTTTCTTCATAGTATGAATAATCTGTATAATCAAAAAGAGTATTAAAAACGGTTTCACACCAAGTAACTGCACCCAATATCAATACCTTATTTACCATTTCTTTGCTTCCTAAATCTTTTCTTTTTTTAATATTATCATGAATGGCTTTTAAAAATATAGGATTTTCAGGTGATGTAGCCATAAAGCAGTGAGTAAACCCATAATCTTCATGTGTTGGTAAAACAAATTTTACATTTTTTGTAATAATTGAATTCATAGGAATATTACAATATCTGTCCAAATCGTGATATACCCCTCCTTCATTGTATAACTTTACAAGTCTCCACAAATCTGTTTTTTCAACAACGTGTCTATCTTTAATATCAGTATAGTTTTTTAAAGACAAGTTTTCTTTTAGATACTTTTCTATATCATCGTCATCACTAATTACAACATCCCAATCCGGATTTATCTCAATCATCCTTTTTAACCCATTCTGTATAACCGGGTGTTTATTATCCCTAATATTTTTATCTTTCCAAGTAAAGTTTATTATTTTGGGTATTTCTTTTAATCCTTCTAGCAGACCTTCATTCATAGTATTATTTACTTGAAATATTTGAAGAGTAAACTATAATTAACTCACATGTATAGGAATGTAGTTTATGAACCTTCTCAAGAACAAATGAGACTGTTTACTTGGGATGAAGATGGAAAAAGAATTGAAGTAATTCAAAGTTATAACCCATATTTGTATATTGAACCAAAAGACAAACGACATTCAAATGCAACGTCTATATTCAAAAGCCCTCTAAGAAAGGTTACATTTAAAAGAGAATCAGAAAGAAGACAATTTATTAGAAACAATCAAATTAAAAGATTGTTTGAAAATTTACCAATCAAACAACAATTTTTGTTAGATAATTTTTGGCAAGTAAACGAGACAGATGAATTTACAAAACATCCCATAAAAATGTTGTTATTGGATATTGAAACTTATTCACCTGATGGGTTTCCTAATATTGAAAATGCCAACCACCCAATAAATGTCATAACGGTTTATGATAATTTGGAAAATAAATTTTATACTTGGGGTACCAAAGAATATACAGGTAAGGGTAGGAAAAATTTAAAATATACTTACTGCGAAACAGAAAGAGTATTGTTTAGTAAATTTTTAGATTATTTAGAAAATGACTATCCAGATATTTTAAGTGGCTGGAACTCTGAATTTTTTGACATTCCTTATATTGTTAAAAGATGTGAAAGAATTATGGGTGAAGAACAGATGAAAAGATTATCTCCTGTAAAAAATGTATATTATAGAAGTCTTCAAGGTGCTTTTGGTAGACAACAAATAAGGTGGTATATTGAAGGTATTGCTTTGTTAGATTATTTGGATATATACAAAAAATTTGCACCTTTGAGAGAATCATATAAACTAGATGCAATTGGGGAACAAGAATTAGGTGAACGAAAAGTAGAATTTGAAGGAATGGATCTTGCAACATTATCTGATAAAGATTGGAACAAATTTATTGATTATAATATTCAGGATGTAAACTTGTTAGTAAAATTAGAAATAAAATTACAATATTTGGGTTTAATACGAATGTTAGCATATGTTGGGTGTGTTACATTTGATGCAGCAATGGGGGCACTATCTGTAATCAACGGGGCATTTTGTATACGAGCAAGGCACAAACAACAAATCATACCTACATTTATCAGAGGTCAGGATACTGGTAAGAACCCGGGTGCATATGTTAGTGAACCACAACAAGGGTTTCAAAATTACATTTTATCATTTGATGCAAACAGTCTATACCCAAATGTAATGATATCATTAAACTTATCACCAGAAACTAAAGTTGGAAAAATTTTAGAAAAAACTGACAATCAAGTGGTGATGGAAATGGTAAACGGTAAAGTAAAGGAATTTACAATACCTAAATTCATAAAAATGGTAAAAGATTATAAGTTAACAATATCAAAAGCAAATATTGTATTTCATCAACAAGAAAAGGGAATTATTCCAGAAATTTTAGATTACTACTATAGTAAACGGTTAGTAGTAAAAGATGAATATGTTGAACTAAAAAAGAAACATGCAGTAATGAAAAAAAGAGATCCGGACTATGAGGAAACCGGGGTCGATGTACAGCGTTTAGGTACAAAACAACTTACAATTAAAATTTTAATTAACTCAATATACGGTTACTTTGGGAATAAAAACGCACCAGTTGGTGATGATGATATTGCATCATCAGTAACACTAACAGGGCAAGCAGTAATCAAACAAAGTAATATAATTATCAGAAACTATATTAAAAACAAAACTGGGTTGAGTGACAAAGAGTTGAAAGCAAATGATCCAATTATCTACAATGATACAGATTCATCATATGCATCAATTGAACTTTTGATTAAACATTTAGGTTTAAACTTTAAAAACGAAAAAGGGGAAGTTCATGATGACATTTATAAAATGGAAATTGAGTTAGTAAAGTATCTAAATCATGAAATTATAAAGTGGGGTAAAAAAACGTTTAATAGTAAAGATTGTAGATTTTTGTTTAAACGAGAATGTATTGGAGAAGTGGGTGTGTTTTTGCAGAAAAAAAGATATGTGATGAATATTTTGGATGATGAAGGTGCAAAAATAAACAAAACAAAATATACGGGGGTAGAAGTAGTTAGAACAACATTACCTAATTCATTAAAACCATATATGAAAAATGTCATACAAATAATGCTTAAAACGCAAGATTATCAAAAAACAAATGAAGCTATGGCTGAAGTGTATGAAAAATTCAAATCATTACCTATTACAGAAATAGCAACAGTTATGGGTATTAGAGGATACGAAAAATACGCGGGACAATGTGATGGAATGAAAACAGTTAAAGGTATGCCTATACATTGTAAAGCAGCATATTTTTATAATAAAATGCTAAAATTACATAAGCTTGCTAAAAAGTATGAAAGCATTGCATCAGGGGATAAAGTGAGGTATTTTTACATTAAAAAACCAAATAGGTATAATATTGATGCTATAGCATACAAATATGAATGGCCAAAAGAATTTGATGAATATTTTAAACCTAACTACGACAAAATATACGAAAAATTAATTTTTACACCTTTAGAAAGATTTTATAATGCGGTAAATTGGAAATGTTATTTACCCAATCAAGCAGTACAGTGCGACTTATTTAGTATTTTAGCAGAAAATGAGTAAACAAACAATAACAAGAAAAGGGACATTTGATTCAATGCATCGAGTGATGAATGAGCGTATGAAATGTTTTAATGTGCATGGGCATACGTACCTATTTGAATTAACATTTGGTTTTAGTCAGATGGAAGATATTGGTTACGCTATTGATTTTAAAGAGATTAAGCGTGTAGGTTGTCAATGGATTGATGATATTTTAGATC